GGCTACTTCCCCGGCATTGAGCCGGGGAAGTTTTTGAATTCCGAATTTTACAAATCAAAGCCGGGGGCAAAGCCACGCGAGTAGCGCGCGCTGCCGTAGTTGACCGTGCCGTCAGTACGCACGTACACGAAATTCGCGGAATAGCTGGCAATCGGGGAACGGAGCCAGTACGGATATGTACCATTTCCGGGGACTTCCTTCACGCGGTCGCGTTCTTCCTTGAAAATAGGCAACTGGAAGCTGTCTGTTTCTTCCTTCCACCATCCATCCGGGTCATTGCCGAAAACGTCCGTTGCTGACGGCAACCACAACGAATCAAAATATTCGTACGTTTCGCCGTCGATTTCCTCGCATAAGTGTCGCGGCGTGATCGCTTCGCGCAGTTCAGCGGGCAAATGCGGCAGAATATCTTCGAGGACGTGTCTGCGGGCTTCGCTTCTGAAATATCCGCCTTTGTTGGTCATATCCTTGTTCATCTGCCACATTTCGCGGAGGCAGTCTTTGAAAACAAATCGGGCGCTATGCTTGCCGACGTAGCCGCAAACCGGCGTAATCGTTTCGCCCGTGTCAAGCGCAAGCGTGATTTCGTCGTGCGGGCGGATGACCTCCAGACCGCGCCCCTCCTTGATCGCTGCTTTCAGTTCCGAAATATTGATTTCCTGCTCTGTCCTGCGTGTGATTTTCATTGTGTGACCTCCTCAATAGAACAAAAGATGTGATTTCCGATGACTGCAACGATATTGTCGTTGTATGCCTTTGCGCTGAAAAATACCGCTTCGGCGGGAAGAATGTAATCTGTGTCGTGCAGCGCGGTATAAACTGCGTCGTACTGCGTCTGTGTCGGTTCTGCTGTCCAAAGATACGGCGCGGGGCTGAATTGCCAAACGTCCCCGTACTTTTGGAAAACGACCTCTTCGACCGTATCCGGGAATTCCGGCGACAAGCAGCGGTTCAGCGCAGTCAGGACAACGGCAACTTGCCCGTCGAACGGTTCGCCGCGCGCTTCGTGCCATGCAAGCGCTGCCAGCATATCAATATCGTCCTCCGTGACATTCAGCGCCGCATAACGGCTGATTTCTTCCGGCGCTTCCTCCGGCTGTTCTTCCGGCTCTGTTTCTTCCGTCGCTTCCGGCGTGATCGTTTCCGGCGTTTTCGTGATCTGTTCCGCCGCTTTTGTGATCGCGGGCGCGATTTTTGTTGCTGCGGCAACCGTTTCCGTGCTTGCCGCTTCCGGCTGCGTGTCCCGCTCTACCGGGCGCGCCAGTGCGCAGACACAAGCAGCCGCAATGATTGCAATGACGGCGCACAGCGCGACCGTCGGCGCGAACCGGCGTATCATGCGGCGTTTCCGCCGCTGCTGCGCGGTCATTGCTCTGTGCTTGCCGGTTCTTCTTCGGCAAGCACAATAAATTCACATTCGCGGGCTATCTGCGTCCAGCGGGCGCGCCATTGCCGCGCGGCGGCGATGATCGCATCATATTTGCAGCGCCCGTTTGCGGTTGTTTCGCCGTATTCGGCGTGTCTGACGAGGTATAGCTTCATAGGTCTGCGTTCCATGTAAGCCCCTGCCTTTCTCTATTCGGCAATTTCGCCGTCTATCAGTTGGAATGATTCGCGGAGAATGCCGCCCCGCACGGCAAATTCAAGAATGCAATAGCGGCGCGCCGGATGGATGTACGAAACCGTACCCCGAACGGCTTTATCTTTGCCGTCTTTGCCTAAGACGCTGAACGTGACGGGCTTGACCGTCCTGCCGCATCCGATTGTTACCATGATGTACCCTCCTTGCGGCGGTCATAGGAATAACCGCTGCTGCGCTGTATGTTCTTCAAAACGTTGTTCTTGCTTCTGAAAATAATCTGCGTCGATCTCGCACCCGATGAAATCAAGCGCCATATCGTAAGCGGCAATTCGGCTTGACCCGCTCCCAAGGTGTGAATCAAAAATCTTGTCGTACGGATGCGCGTATTTCGCGTAAAGCCACAAATACAGCGCAACCGGCTTTTGCATGGGATGAATCCGCACGTCATCCGCGCCGACGTTCCCGAAATACGCATGGTCAAAGCATTTTGCCGTTTTATTGAAACTCGTCCATGCTAATTCGCCGTCGGAATAGCTGTCCACGGGCTGACGCTTGTACCAGAAAATGAATTCCTTCGTCGGCGGCAGCAAATCCGACAAATGATTGTAGCCCCAAATAATCTGATTCTTGCTGACACGGAACAGTTCGGTGAAGTATTCCGCCGTCGGTTTATCGTCGTTCGCGGTCTTTGTCTGCCCGTAGCGCCTAACCCGGCTTGTCTCCTTGAATCCCTTTTCAATCCCGTACGGCGGGTCTACAACCGCCAAATCGAAATATTTACTCGGAACGCGGCGCATAAATTCCATGCAGTCAATGTTATACGCTTCGTTCATTTGCTGTCATTCCTCCAACTGGTACGTTTTCGTTTCGCTGCGCTCGACCTTGATTTTCTCTTTTGTGGTCATCGTGATTTTCGCCTTGCAAAGCCCGCGCACGTTGATCGTAGCCGACGTAATAAACCCGCGTGCGGTCTGCTCCGCGATAGCGTTCAGGAGTTGCAGCGGTTCTTCGGCAGCAATCGGGGCAAAGCCCAGCTTTGCAGCATCGTCCCCGAAAATCTTGCGAATGCGGTTTTGCGCCGCCGTGATCTGCTTGCGCAGATTCCGTTCATGCCGTGCGTCGTAGCATTCGCATTTTTCGGAAGCGGCAATATCGGCTTCTGCCTGCGTTTCTTCTTCGTAGTCCAGATTCACGACTTGCCCGCAATACCTACACGTGCCGAATGTCATTCCGTTACCTCCGGGCTTTCCGCCGCTGCCTGATCGCCGCCCGCGTGCGCGTCGCCGGTCGCCCGCCTGATCGCTGCCGTCAGCGCCGCGACCGCCGACGCGATTTGACCGCCCGACGCTTCCGGCTTCTGTCTATCCGGGTCAGCGTTTTCCGCCAGCTTGCAGACAATAGCCGCTTGCATGACTTCACCGACGAACGCGCCGGTTTCCTGCATCGTCATCGTTTCGGCGGACGTGCGAACGACAAAAGCGCCCGTCGTGAATTTGAATACCGCATACGCGCGCTTTCCCGCCGGGGGGACGATGCGGATAGCGCCCGCGTCCGCAATGACGGCTTCCGGCGTGGGGACTTCGTACCCGCTCGACGCGAATACTTTCAACTGTTCCGGCGCAAGCGCGTAGACCTCGCTGCCGAGTTGCTTTGAATACAGCTTTTTCATGTCTTTTGTACCTCGTATCTTTCCGGCGGTCGTAAGCAGCCGCCCATTTTTGGACACCATGCCGGGACGTACGGCAGAAACCGTTCAATGCCGACGATGTAACCGCACGTTTGCCCCGGCGCATAACATCTGAAACACTTTTGACCGTTTACCCAATCTTCCGTTACGACGCTGCCGCATCCGGCGCACGTCCGCGTATAGTCCGCGCGTGTCATTCCGCCGCCTCCGCCGGAAGCGTCAAATACCAAAGCGCGCTGCCCCGAAGGGCTTCATTCGGGCAGTTGTCGCAGTTTTCCGCCGCGCACTGATCGCAGTAGATGCGATGAAAAGCATCGTCCCACGGCGCATTGATCGCCGGAATCGCTTGCAGGAAATCCGCCAACGCCTGCGGGCTTTTTGCGATTCGGTCGAAAACGTTCATCCCCGCGCCCCCTGATTCCAAATCGGGAAGGAAACGCCCGCAAATACTTCTTCGCGGAAATGCAGCGGGACGAGTCTGTAAACGTCGTTCAGGCAAGAGTTCCGCATGGATGTGTTCATAAATTCTGCGTGCTTGAATTCATCCGGCGGAAAAAACGGCTCGTTCGCGTATCGCAGAACGTTTTCCCGGACTTCCCGCAGAAAATCTTCCGTCCAACGGTCGCCGCCGCTTGCCCGCTCCCGTGCTTCGCGTTCGCTCTGCGCAGCGAATGTTTCCCACGGGAAAAGAACGTGCGTAATATACACGTTTTCAGTTTTCTTCATGGTATGAGCCTCCTTTTTCATTCTGTCGCTTTCCGGCGACCTCTTTTGCGGTATGCTTCGGTCACGCGCTTTTCTGCGACTTCTGCCCGATATGCAGGGCGGCAGCGCGCGTTCAGTTCCGGCACTTCTCCGCGCTTGATTTCCCGGTAAATCGTCGCTTGACATTTGCCGATGCGCGCCGCGATTTCGCACGGCTTCGCGCCCGCGTTATACATTTCTTCGATGATTTTCCGATCTTCAAGCCCGATATTGTAGCTGTTCATTCCGTATCGCCTCCGTTTCCTGCGTTTTTGTGTATAAAAAATAAGCGCGTCAGAAGTAATAACTTCTTTCGCACTTAATAATAAACGGCGCAACCGCAAATGTCAAGTATTTAATGCGAAAAAAGTAGAAATATTTTTATGATACCTTTTTACCTCGGCAAAAAGGCGTTGTCAAGGTGCATTTCAGGGGCTATGCAGCGGCGGCGAACGCGGCGCTGAACATCTGCGCGGATGACTGGAAGCCGAGTATTTCGCGTGGGTAGTTGTTTATCCAATCTTCCACACGGGCAACATCTGCGTCCGTGACGGTTTCAAAGTCCGTGCCTTTCGGGAAGCGCCGCCGAATCATGCGGTTTATGTTTTCGTTCGTTCCGCGTTCGCAAGAGCAGTACGCATGACAATAATACAACGCCGTGCGTTTTTCTTCGGCGTTGATCGCGCTGCGTGCGATTCCGTCCGCATCCGCAAATTCCGAACCGTTGTCAACCGTGATCGACTTGAATACCGTATAGAACGCCGCGCCGTAAATCCGTTCCAGCCGGTCAAGCGCCTGCACGACGGTTTCCGCTCTGCCGTCTTTTATGCGTATGATGATCTCGCGGCGTGTCACCCGCTCAGACAGCACAAGCAAGCGTGCCTTTGTCTTTTTCTTTCCTACAACGGTATCCATTTCCCAATGCCCCGGTTCTTTGCGTTCGTTGATGATCTCCGGGCGTTCGTCAATCGGCGTTCCCCGGCTTTCCCGCTTCTGACGCGGGCGGACTTTCTTGTATTCCTTTTTCCGTTCGCCCTTTTCCGGGAGATCGGCGTTGGTCAGTTCCAGAAATACGCCCTCGTCGATATACTTGTAAAGCGTGGCGCGGCAGAACGTCATACCGAAATGTGCAAATTCTTCCCGATGCAGAAGCGCGCAGACCGCCGCCGGGGAATAATCGTCGTTTATTATTTTATCTTCGATGAATGTGGCGACGGCATGATTCTTGCCGATTTTCAGCGGCGCGCCCTTTGCTGACAGGCTTTCTTGATAACGTGCCTCGGCAATTTCAGGGCTGTACCGAATATCCGTTGTCAGGTCTGAATTCATGTGCGTGTACGTCCCGCGCTTCACTTCCCGATAGATCGTGCTGACGTGTACGCCGAGGTCTGCGGCTATCTGCTTCGGCTTGTATCCGATATTCAGACGCGCTTCAATTTTCAGTCTGTCCCGAAACTGCAACTGCTTGTATTGTTCGCCCATGTCATACCCTCCATATATAGCAAAAAGGGGCGGTTTCCCGCCCCTTGCTTCTTTATTGTTTATCTTTCCGCGAGGTTTAATTCCTGTTTCAGCGCCCGTGCCAATACCGCCGATACGTTTACATTTGCTTCTTTCGCGGCAACGTCCAGCCACGACGGAAGCGATACGTTGCGGCGTACAGTTTTCATGTCATTCTTCCTGCGATACTCCGTAAAGTCAACGTCTACAAGCGTGACAATGCCGTTTTCCGCTCCGCTTTTTGCCTCGTCAATGCTGGACGGCTTCGGCAGCTTCTCGTTATCATCTTCCATGTCGATTCCTACAAGCCCGATTGCATCGCGTGCCATCTCCATAGCGTCAGCGTAGTCCGCGCCCTCCGTATTGATATTAAAATCCGGCACATACACAATGATGTGTTCTTTCCCTTTTGTCATAACGATAGGATACGCCGCTTTCATACTGTAACCTCCTTGAAATTCGCATAGCATATATAATTATAGGCGTTCGGCAGGGGGCTTATTTCAGCCCCCGCCGTTTTATGATTGCCTTTGCTAAATCTTCGTCGATTTCTCTGTGTCTCGGAACGCTTTCCCTTTCACCGCCTTTCGTGTATATGTCGTGATTTGAGCCGTGCCGTTTGAATTTCCATCCGTTTCTTTCTAATAGTTCGATGAAATCTTTTGTTTTCACGTTCGCCCCTCCTTACATTGTCTATTATACACATTTGATGTGTATTTGTCAATAGCTATCAGAAAATAATTTACACATTTTTTGTGTATCATAAAACCCGGCGAGGAAAAATCCCGCCGGGGTTACTCAATGCCCAAAAGCCACAAAACAGATACGCCGAGGACTTTTGCGAATATCGGTATTTCATAGTCAGGAACAAACCGCGTCCCGATCTCAACGCGGCTGATCGAATCGCGCTCCATAATTACGCCCTCGACCTGAACGCGCGCCGCGAGGTCTGATTGTGATAGCCGCTGTTTCAGCCGCGCTTCCCGGATGCGTTCACCGCAGATATTCTTTTTCCCGTTGTAATCGTATATCTTCATGCGCTGCGCGCCGCCCTCCTTGTGCTAATGATCTGCATTATTCTTGACTTTAACACGCGGATGAATGATAATTGTGTTAAAGGTCAGCACGACCGAAAAATATCAGGAGGGCTACTCATACCATGAAAAAACTGAAAACGTGGCAAATCGTTCTTCTTGTGATCTTCTATCCCATCGGCATTTGTGTATGGATTTATCGGGTCTGGAAGAAAAACAAGCTAAAGCGGGACGCGGCTGCGGCTGCTGCCGCCCGCCGGGAAGCAAAAGAACGGGAAGATGCGGCGCGTCTGGAAGCGTGGCGCGCAGAGCGGGCAGCGCGGGAAACGTTGAAATTCAAGGTTGTCGGCGTGACGTTCAAAAACGAGGACGGGAAAAGCCGTCAAACGCTTTTGCGCAAGCTGCATTTCGGGGACGCGCCCTTTAACAGCGACGAGGGCGTTGACATTACGATTGAACGCGGGGCATATCAGGGCGAACCGGCGTTTTCCGTATTTGCCGAAGGTCATCAGGTCGGCAATATCAGCAAAGATGACGTGCCGTTTTTCGTGCGGCGTTGGAGCGATTTTGTCGGCGTGACTTCCGCCGAAGTCTACGGCGGCGGAACGGATGACGATGGGCATTCGATCAACTACGGCATGAAAATCAACTGCGAGTTCCGCAAACAGGCGTAACGAAAACGAAAAGAGCGGGCGGGGAATCAAACCCCGCCCGCTCAAATTATTTTTTGTCCGGGATAGCGTCAAGCATACCCGCGCTTTCAAAAGCGTTGTAAAGAATCTGCGCGACGGCTTCGCGCGTAATGGGCTGCTGCCACCCATAATTGCCCGCGCCGTCGCCGTTGAAAATGCCCTTTCGCTTGCAGAATTCCGCCGCGTCGCGCGCCCATTCGGAGGGCGTGTCGCCCGTGTCGGCGCAAGAGGTCAACTGTTTCCGTGCTTCTTCAATGTTCATGTCCAATTCCTCCCCGGATAACCGGTCCTTGAATTTCTTCCATTGTTCATTGCCGGACGTGCCGTAATAGGTGTTCGTATCGTCGCCCATCCACGGACGCGGACACCATTTCCCCGTAACGTCGTAATGCCGCACGACGTTTTCAAGCGGGACGTTGTATTTCTGCATCAGCATTTGTGTGAATACAACAAGGTTGTCCACGATCTCCGGCGGGAAATACCAATCTGCGGGCGCTGCGGAACGCGCCGTAGATTTGTCCAGCTTATACGGTCTGACTTCAATGCCGATACTGTTTTCATTCCTGCATCGCGGGTGAACGTATGCGCCGGATGTGCCGCAATGCCAAGCAATATTGTTGTCCTCGACGCACTGATATAGCCTTGCGCCCGTTC